ACAATTTGGAGGAGTTCCTGTCTGTCCTTCAGGGCATTTTTCTATATCCGTACAATTCGGCCAAGTACCTGTCTTACCTATAGATTCACATGTTGGATTGCCACCATTGTCATCACCATTGTCATCACCATCGCCTGCAGGGGTTATCGTGGTCTTCTTCTTCTTAGGAAAGTTGAAATCCATTTCAGGTCCACTCATACGCTCATGTGGCTTAACTGTGTCAACTCCAACCGTTGCCTTAGTTCCATAATTCATGTTGACTGGGTCCATTGGACCCCTTTTAGTCTTGGCCTTGGCTACGGTAGATTTTATATTAACATCCTTAACACCGGGTATAGTGTATACAGATGCACCACTACTTTTGGGTGGTGTCCACTTATTTTTTTTCCTTTCATCATATTTAGACCAATCATAATCCGATGACATCCCACTGTCGTCAAAACTTGGTATATTTTCTGGACCCACTTGATTCGCATTGGCGAACCTACTAAGCAATCCTTTTTCTGCCCCAGTTATGTAGGCTAATTCAGTTGGAGAACTAGTATCCTTTATGCCCCTAAATTTTCTAGGGACATTTATCCAGTCGCTTCCTAAGTCACTTGGTGGTCTTCGTCCTGCCATAACCTATCTCCTGATTCCTCTTGACGAATAGTCTACATAAGCTCCCTGCAGAGTTATAGGCTTATCGTATGTAGAGCTATTTGCAATAATTAATCCCATGTTTGTTCCGATACCATTTATCTTTACGCGCTCTGATGCAACCACTGTAATCCCTGTACTACTATTACTTATATCATCCTGGTTCCACTCATCAGCCGTTACGGTAACATCGTAACTACTTGATACTGGTGATGATGGGGGGGTAAACGTACCACCAAAGTCATAAGAAGGCGTAACCGTTAATGTAGTTGACGTATCCGCATTCATCTCAAGATTTAATTCTCTAAATCTCTTTCTCTTTCCTGGTGAATCATAATGATAATACGCCGTTCTAATAAAAGAAGCTACCTCACTACCATCGAAGTTATTACCAGAATCTAATCTCCTAACATATCCATCATCAAACCCACCATACAAAACCTCAAATCCATTAGCGTCTTCTACTGATGCTAGACAAGTTACTTGATCTGACATAGTAAACGGCATTATACCCTGGTTCTTCTTATTAATAAACGTCATAGCAAGACCGGTCTTATCATTAAAGAATATTCTGTATTGGTTCTTTCCTCTAACCTTCATTGAACCTACGCTATTTTCTTTCTGTGATTGTATATAGGGATCGATCTTATCAGATGCAACAGCTGATTGAAAGTCACCGAAGTACTGCACTGTAAAGAGAGACGTAAGTCCACGATCATCCAAGAAGAATGTTTGGTCCATCTTCTGTAGTGTATATGCTATAGCGCCTGCACCAGCATGGAACTGTCTCAAGTCCCAGTCAGCTGACGAAGTACCATATAGCATGTACGCGTTATTTCGTGTAAAGATAGACATCACGTTGTTAACTTCTGTAGAGAACCCGCTTACATTATCACCAACATTAAGTTCTGCTGCTCCTGTAACCACACTCCATTGGTTTGGATAGGCTATACTAGAGTGCTGAATAGATCCGTTTGGGTAGGAATAAAATAGGTGTAATTGATGGGCAGCTATATGTTCCGGCGTATCTACAGCCATTCCTGTTGGTTGTTTTATAAATACTGTACCATCCCAAGAGAATCCCTTATCTACAGTATTCACTCCATACATAGTGATACCTGCAGTTTCTCCCCTGAAATTATAGGTAACAAACTCATATAATCCACCTGGATTTAGTGTCTGTTCGTATTGAGTTCCATCTGCCTTAGCTATAGTAACAGCAGTTGGTTCTGACGCGCCATTAACTAATGCATGCTGAACACCATTTATATTTATGGCCTCACTATTTGTCCAAGTACCTGAGTTATCTTTTACAGATATATACCCAACTACATCACTATCATCCCAAACACCACTGTTAACTCTAACACTAGTAACTATAGCGGTCTTTCCAGAAGATGCACCAGTAATTGTATCTCCTTCACTTATCTCTATAGAACCATTATCAAACGCAAGCAATGGCATCGTTAGATTTTCATTATCAACAAACGTTCCGGTAACATTAGTCAACACCATTGTACCTGCGGCACCTGTCTCCCACAAACCATGGTATGCAATTCCAGCTAGATCTCCTTGAGCTCCGGCAGCTCCTACTATAGTAGTTGGAGTTCCTGTATCTCCTGGCGTTGGTTCACCAGCAGTGGTAGTGCCATCAAAATTTAATGCTGTTCCAAGGTCAACCTCTTCCCATCCAGTTGATGTGCTCTTATACATTCCAGCGGTAACTGAGCCAGATTTATTCCTAAATGCATAGGTATCTCCACTATAAACCCACACACCAAGAACGTCCCCCTCACCGGGAACTACCGATATAATGTCTCTTTGATCCTCTTGTGCAGCTTGCAGTTCAGAAACTAGAGATGCGTCTACTGTAGCATCTCTTAATACTGGAGGGCCGTATGAAAGACCAGTAGCAAGAACTCCCATTAACCAACCCTAAAGACTGACAACTGTCCGTAATGCATTTGGAAATTCTCAGACCCTGCATTATCATGCTTTACTTGTGCTGTTACATCTGTATAAGTGGTATGTCCAGTGGTATCAATTATTCCAGAGGCAGATGCAGTATTTTCCAAGGTAGCAGTTGATCTATAAACAGCCGCATCAAACCCAGGAAATGTAGCAGAGGCTCCAGTATTAGCAGTTGCAATTCTGAATGTCCATATTACAGTATCAGTTCCTGTCTGAGCAAAACTGATTCCTAGGTTAACCATAAAGAATCCTTTATCATATATCCTGATTCTATCATTAGCAAAATCAGCATCGGTTCCTACAGTTGTTGCAGACACAGTTCCAGTATCGTCTACGGCATCAGCGCCAGTGCTTCCTGCATTCCAATCTATTACCGCAGTTGTAGCGGTTGCTACTGCTTGAGAAGCTGGTGTGCCAGCCTTAGCACATATAGTCGCATATCCGCCCATCCCTGACTCTGTAAATTGCCTGACCATCTGAGCAGTGATAGCGCCAGTAGTATTATTAGCAAAACTGGTGCCAGTCAGAACTGATCTTTCTTTTCTTAACGCTGTTGGTGTTCCCATTATCCGTACTCCACATTAAATGCGCTTCCAAACGCGCTATCTTTATTTAGAAAAAACATAGTTTCTCCATCCTCCAGTGTTCCTGTTACAACAGTAAAGTATACATACCCTTCTGCATCTGAATTAGAGAAGGATCCCGCCTCATCATCGCCTGTTATATCCTCAATACTAACTTGTAGTATTGATCCTATAGCCCCGCTAGTCTCACCTTTTACCAAATCTCCTTTGGAAGGTATTTGCATATCAAACGCAGTGCTGAAGGCGCTATCAAATACAGAATCCCTAGCAGTACCGACAGTAAAAGGAATCCTATAATAGGTGATCTCAGAAGGAAGAGTCTGACCATCAAATCTTTCATAGCCATCTACTCTTCTATATCTTCCACGAATATCAATCTCGAAATTCTTAGCAGCTACCAGCTCCCCAGGCTTTAGAGCCAGAGAAGGATCCACCATATTTAAACCACCTTCAAATGGAAAATATGTAGACTCTAATCTACTAGGAGTTATCTGTCTATTAGCAAGCTTGCTCATTCCGTTCTTACCACAAAGTTATCTAAGTTCTGAGCAGATGAGAACCTTCTATTCTTCTGTCTTGGCAATTGATCAGATTCAAGTTTATCTAACAAATCTTCAAACTCTGCTAATGCCCCGGCCATAATCTCTGGGGCATCCTCATTCTCTGCATAATACATCTTTGCCCTAGCTATTATTATCTTGTGAAACCTTGGTGGTATTGCAGACACTTGTGCATCTGTAGTTAAAGCTGTTGGTGTAGCCCAGTATTCCGTACTCAATGTAGAAGTTGCGCTTGGAGTTGGATATAGATCTATGCTATTATCTGGCTTAAGGGAATAAACTTCTGGAATATCTTCATCAATAGTACCATACTTATATATATTTCTATATTCATTCCATCTCATATATTCTAGTATAAGATAATCGTCTGATGTTTTATCATATACAAAAGAGTCCAACTTCCAGTTACCTAAGTCAGTTGGAAATCCCGTATCTCCAGATACCAATGTAGATGTAGCAGTAGTAACCGTGATAGTTGCTTCACTCCAAAGAAAGTCCCAATCAAACCATCTGCTTTGTATATCAAGATCTGCTTGGGCTATATACCTTACTACAGAAGTCTCTTCTTCCGAAAGAGTAGTTGCGTCTACAGCAGACGGACCTGTCCCTGGTATTCCAACATCTCTAGCCATGTCTTGACATAAAACTAAATATGTACTCATTTAAGATTTCCCAATATGTCTGATACTATTGTTTCTGGTTTAATATTAGAAGCGCACATAGCGCCACCTGTTGCATCGTCCCTGTGGCAAGTATTAAATCCATAATGTAATTTATGACAGGGGAAACAAAAATCTTCATAATATTCTGGCTCTAATGTAGTAGTATTATTCCAATGCTTAGAAAGATTTTCTTTAGATGAATGAGAAAGCATAACTATCTTATGGCAATCCAATGTAGATGCCGCATTCAGTACTCCAGTCTCTGGTCCTATAACTATATCGCATACATCTAGGAATGCCAGAGTCTTTCGTATAGACCACTTGCCTGATTTAGTAATTACTTTCTTCTCTTTTTCCCATCCTAGTTCTAACAATTGGCATAAATCATCACCAACAGTTACAAATGAAACATCATCTCTTTTAAGAAGAATCCGTGAAATAACCATATCCGTCCATGGATAAACCTTATGTACAGACGATCCAGCTAGAGCCCATAAAATTACGTTTTTAGTTTTTATCCTTCTCCTTACATCCCTAGCCCATCTTTTTTCTTTCTTGGTTGGAAAGAACTTAGGGGAGAACTCATATGGAACTTCAGCCCTATCATGGGTTTCTTCCATGTAATTTTTATTACACTCTTTATGTATCTCTTCTTGGCTCCACTCATTAAATCTTGGGTCTGCTGGAACCCTAACAGTTTCCCCATTTAGCTGCTCAAATCTTGACCCCATTATTAATAGGTTACCTTCTATAGATTCTGATAATTGAATAACCTTATCAAAACATGGGGACATTTTTTCCCAGTATTCTAGTAGCCTATTAGCGGGGATCTGATCAGTCTTCTGTACAAGTAACTCATCTACATTTGGATCAGTCCCAGATATCTCTGCGCCACGCTCAGTTACATTTAAACATACATTGTAACCCTGTTCTTTTAGTCTTGGAAATACGGAGGATGCTTGAATCATATCTCCAAATCCACCGTACCTAACAACGCATGCTGTCTTTACTTCTCTCTTGCCCCCAAAATCTTTAGGGATAAAATCTTCTATTTCCTTTTCAGGAACGTTTATTATATTCACTAATACTTAAAATTCCAAATTCCATGAACCAACTTCATCTCCCTCAACATTTACCATATTATTGGAACGTCTCTGAGAAGCCATGAACTCTCGCCCTCTCTCTGCACCACCTGACATCTGGTCAACAGTTAAAAATCCTCTGCCTTTCCAATTATCGTGGCCATACGCTTCCTTAGGAGAAGTTGGTACTGCTCGTCCATATAAATATGCATCAACTTCATTAATATACTTAGCCATAATTCCTCCGAAGGATCGAGGGGGCCGTAGCCCCCTCTACCTTATTTATTAGTCAAAAGTAAATTTACCACGTGGAGTGGAAACTGACTTATGAACTACCCCTATAGGCATTTGGTTCGGCCCATGCGAGTTTAGTGCAAGTGATGCTAAAGTCTCACCACTTACATTTTCAAGCGAGGATAAACCATTCTCGGGTATTTTACCGCTAGCGGTATGTTGTGCCCTTGTTAATTTAGCCATATGACCTCCTTAATACCATTCGACTTCAGCGTATGCATAACCCTTACCAGCAGCCGTGCCAGAATCAGTC